TCAAGAGAAGAAGACACTAATAAAATAAAAAAAAATAAAACAGGAAACTTAAAATGCAGAAAGGTAAAAAGTTTCTGAGTGATCTTAAATTGCACTCAGATTATTTCAAATGGAAAGAGGATGAAAAGAGGTACGAAACATGGGAAGACGCATGTGAGAACATAATTGACGGACACAGAAAAAAATATGTAAAATATGCTGACGCAATTGAACCGTATTTACAATCTGCTGTTGAGAGTATGAAGGACCAAGCTGTATTGGCATCTCAAAGAAATTTACAATACAGACACGAACAAATTATGAAACATAATACGAGAATGTTCAACTGTACATCAGGACACATTGCACGTAATAGAGTTTTCCAAGAGATTTTCTATTTGGCATTATCTGGTTGTGGATTTGGTGGAGGATTATTAATTCCTTTCGTTAATAATTTAAGTAAGATACAAAAGAGAACGTTGGGAACTAAGACATTCTATATTGAAGATTCAATTGAAGGATGGGCAAATTCATTAGGTGTTTTATTATCATCGTATTTTGTTGACGACCAACCATTCCCTGAATATGCCGGTTATGAAGTTAAATTTGATTACTCTTTGATTAGAGAAAAGGGAGCATTTATTAGTGGAGGTTTCAAAGCACCTGGTCCCGAAGGTTTAAAACAATCTTTGGAAAAAATTGAAACATTAATTGAAAAATGGATTGTAGCTGAAGGTGAAAAAATCAGACCTATTTTAGCGTTTGATATTATTTGTCACTCAGCGGATGCGGTATTATCAGGAGGTGTTAGACGTTCAGCGTTGAATATGATTGTTGACCCTAATGATAATGAGATGATTCATGCTAAGACAGGTAATTGGAGAATGGAAAATCCACAAAGAGGTCGTAGTAACAACTCAGTATTATTATTAAGAAGTGAAGTAGAAAAAGAACAATTCAATTACTTAGTCCAATTAAACGACGGAGCAAATGATATTGGTTTCGTATTTGCTAATAGTTGGTTTGATATGTTTAACCCTTGTTTTGAAATTTTAAAAATTCCTGTATTAGATACAATTGATTTTGGTAAAATCAAATATGATGAAGTTGAACAATATGTTAAAGACAACAAAACTAAATTCGGTATTCAAGGTTGTAACTTAACAGAGATTAATGCGGAAAAGGCAACAACAAAAGAAAAATTCTTAAAGGCATGTAAAGACGCATCTTTCTTAGGTACATTACAAGCTGGTTATACTGACTTCCCTTATTTAGGTGAAACAAGTAAGGCAATCTTTGAAAGAGAAGCTTTATTAGGTGTTAGTATCACAGGTTGGATGAATAATCCTAAATTATTTAATGCTGAATTATTAGAAGAAGGTGCTCAGGTGGTAAAAGATGCTAACAAAGAATTAGCTGCGGTGATTGGTATTAACCAAGCTGCTAGAACTACTTGTGTAAAACCATCAGGTAATGCATCAGTAGTATTAGGAACAGCTTCAGGTATTCACCCTGAACATTCTGAGAAGTATTTCCGTATCATGCAGTTAAACAAAGAAAGTAATACCGCTAAATGGTTAGAAGAAAATATGTCATTCTTATTAGAAGAAAGTGTATGGTCTTCAACTAAATCAGATTATGTTGTATTCGTTCCTGTTGAAAATCCAAAAGTTGGTTTATTCAAAAAAGATATGAAAGGTATTAAACACCTTGAGTTAATTAAGTTGGTTCAACAACATTGGGTAAATGCGGGAACTAATCCTGAGTTATGTGCTTACATGCCGGTTAATCACAATACATCTTGTACTGTAATTATTGACGATAAAGATGTAATTGTTGATTATATTTGGGAACAAAGAGATTTCTTTACGGCGGTTAGTTTTATGTCAGATTACGGAGACAAAGACTTCAACCAAGCACCATTCACATCAGTATTAAATCTTGATGAGATTGTTGAAACATATGGTAAAGGTTCAATTTTAGCGTCAGGTTTGATTATTGACGGATTACATTATTTCCAAAATAACTTATGGTTAGCTACTGATACTTTATTAGATGATTCAATTCAAGTTACAGGAACAAGAGAACAGGTATTATTAAAGAAATATTGGTTATCAAGAGCGAAGAAATTTGCTAAGAATTACTTTAAAGGTGATTTGAAGAAGATGGTTTATTGTTTAAAAGACGTCCATTTATTCTATAAGTGGGAAACTATTACTCGTCAATTCAAAGAAGTAAACTTCGGTGAAATTTTAGATAAACCACAATACAAGAGTATTTCCGATTATGCGGCTCAAGCTTGTAGTGGAGCACAATGTGATGTGACAAGTATCTAATGAAATTAGAAGAAGGAGTAGATTATTACATAGATGAGAAGTCGGGGCTTATGGTCCTGACTTCTTTCTTTTTACAGAAGAGAGGGTATTGTTGTTCCAACGGTTGTGCAAATTGTCCATATGACCCCCCACATATTATTAAAGGAAATTCTAAATTGAAAGAGGATACATAACCATTTTGTGTTTGTTTATATTTATTGGATATGGCAGTAACATACGGTATAGATTTCCCATTTAGAGACAGTCAGAAAGGTGATTACCTTAATATGACCGAAATACCTGAAAAGGAAGTTCGTGCAAATCTGATTCACTTACTATTAACAAGAAAGGGTAGTAGATACTATCTACCTGATTTTGGTACTAGAATTTATGAGTATATTTTTGAACAAAACGATTTAATATCATTTAATTTAATAGAAGAGGAGATTAGAGAAGGGGTTAGAAAGTACATTCCTAATTTGGATATTAATTCTATTAATATAATGTCCGCAGAAGACGACCCCGATGCGGATGAAAAAATGTTTAGTGAGTTAGAAGATGAGAGATTATTTAGGGTTGCTGACCAATCAACAAAACCATATACCGCTAAAGTAAAGATAGACTATACAGTTAATAATGGGGCATTTTCCTCAAGTGATTTTGTAATTATAAACATATAAAATGAGTAAAAAAATATCATACGCAACTAGAGATTTTGCGGGACTAAGAAATGAATTAGTTACATTAACAAAGGATTATTATCCTGATTTAGTTAAGAACTTTAACGATGCATCAATATATTCTGTATTATTAGATATTAACGCAGCGGTTGCGGATAACTTACACTTTCACATTGATAGGGTTTGGCAAGAAACAATGTTGGATTTTGCACAACAAAGACAATCATTATTCCATATTGCAAAAACATATGGTATTAGATTACCAGGTGTAAGACCATCAGTTGCACTATGTGATTTTTCAATAAACGTACCGGTACGTGGTGATAAAGAGGATGAAAGATATTTGGGTATATTAAAGGCGGGTGCACAGGTTTCAGGTGGAGGTCAGGTTTTTGAAACAATTGAAGACATTGATTTTTCAGTACCATTCAATAGTAAAAATGAACCTAACAGACTTAAAATACCGAATTTTGATACGAACAATAGATTAATATCATATACGATTACAAAAAGAGAAGCGGTAGTAAACGGAGTTACTAAAATATTTAGAAGAGTTATTAATTCAACTGACCAAAAACCATTTTTAAAACTTTATTTACCTGAACAAAATGTTTTAGGTGTAACGAGTGTAATTCATAAAGAAGGTACGACGTTTGCTGGTAATCCAACATCAACTGAATTTAGTGATGCAACAAACAAATGGTATGAAGTTAAATCATTAATTGAAGATAAAGTTTTTGTACCAGACCCGACCGGAGTTTCAGACACTAACAATTTTAAATCAGGAACATATTTGTCTGTTAATAATAAGTTCATTACTGAATATACACCTGAAAGTTATTTTTCATTAACTTTTGGTTCTGGAACTGTAAATCCATTGGACAATTTAGATGAGTACATAACTGGAAATATGAAAGTTAATTTAGGTAGTTATTTAAATAACATGTCACTTGGTGCAATTCCTAAAGTTAACACCACTTTATTTGTAAGATATAGAGTTGGTGGAGGTAGAGATACGAACTTAGGTGTTAATGTTATTACAAGTATTGACGATGTTGAATTTAATGTTCAAGGTCCAAACACAGCAATTAATTCACAAGTTATTAGTTCATTGAGAGTTACAAATATCACACCTGCTGTCGGTGGTGCTGACCAACCAACTATTGATGAAATTAGAAACATGGTTGCGTACAATTTCTCAGCACAAAATAGAGCGGTTACATTAAATGATTATAAATCGTTAATTGAAACTATGCCAGCAACATATGGAGCACCTGCAAAGGTTAATGTTATGGAAGAAGATAATAAAGTTAGAATTAAATTATTATCATACGATGACCGAGGTAATTTAACCGATACCGTATCAAACACATTGAAAAACAATATATTAAGTTATTTGTCTGAATACAAAATGATTAATGATTACTTAGATATTGATACAGGAGAAGTAATTGATTTTAGTTTAGAGATTGATTTAAACATTAATAAAAATAGTAGTCAAACTGATATATTACAAGATATTATTGAAACGGTTACTTCATTCTTTTCAATTGACAAACGTAAAATGGGTGACCCTTTATTTGTTGGTAATTTAAACAGAGAAATAGGTTCAGTATCAGGAGTGGAGAATGTAATTGAAACAAGAGTTTTTAATAAAATTGGAGGAGAGTATTCTTCATCAGAAGTATCTCAAGCATATAGTGACACGGTAACTAAAGAAATATCACAATCAGATAATACTATCTTTATGAAATCCAATCAAATATATCAAATTAGATTCCCAAATAAAGATATTAAAGTCAGAGTTAAAACATTAGGTTCCACTACATTTTAACAAGTTTTTTACTTATAATATTAGAAAAATAAGATAGTTTCTATTTATT